TCTCGCACCGAATCGGGTATAGGTATTCCGCCGTCAGATGTTTTTCTCCCAGAATAAGGCATAACCAGTATTCTCCAGCCGGTTGGCTGTGGCAGTCTTTCGTTTAACGAAAGATCTAGCCTGGTAGGATCTAATACTTTTTCTTCTTTCTCAACATAAGCAGAAGCCACTGTTGCTTGCCGCTTTTCATTTTCTTCAGCAGCAACATGGTCTGGTACATAAAGCGTTTTAGTCATTCTTCCTCCGATGAACTAAGAGCGTCTTTGATTTCTTGTTCGGCATATTGAAGCCCCCTAAGCTCACCTACTAACTCTCTATAAATCGCATATTCTTTAGCCGTACCATGAATGATAGCTTCTTGTGTTAAAGTAATACGTTCCTGTACTCTTTTTAACACTAAATACGCAAAAGTTGTAGGATCTGCCATGAATCAAAGAATATGGCATATTGAATTATTAATCAATAAATACCGCTAAAATTTTTGCCAGACGTTTGACCCTGTGTTCCTCTAACCGAACCACCGCCACTTAACAGATCAACCGCTTGCTTTTCAATTTTTTTTGCTCTTTTAGTAGCTTTTTCGTCAGGCTCTAAAAAAGTAAACTCTACTCCGTCTTCTGTAGAAGTTGTTCCGCCTTTAATTTTATTTTTATTTTTTCGGTTATGTTCTTTAATTTCTTGTTTGGTAAGATCTCTTTCATGACCCATCTAAAATACTCCTTTAAAATTATAGGCTCTAATCTCATGGACGGAACCGCCTTCTTCAAACCCTTCCATGTCGTTTAACTCTTTACCCTTTTTAAGCAAGTATTCTGCTTCGGGTTTGGTCATTCCTGTTTGTTTAGCCATTTGCCCGGTTAATTGCTTGCTAATGTTTCCTCTACTAATTGCCATTATTCACCTCTACCAGCTCCGCCAACTCTATCAATACGTTCTCTGTTAACTTCTGCTCGAAGCAACGCTATATCTTCTTGAGAATCTATTTTTTCTCTGGCCAGTTGCTGTTTTTGAACTTCTGTTTGAACATCAAGCTGATGCTTGGCAGCAAATTCATCTGCTTTTCTCTGAACATCCGCCGCTTTTATATCTATTTCTTTAGATCTTAGTTCTACTAATGGATCTTCTTGACCCTCTGCCGGTGGACTTAGTTCCATGACAACCTCATTAGTAAACCCAACAATTAACTGAGCAACCCTTTTTTCAACATCTTCTGGCGGTATTTGCGGAGGTTGTTGTCCTTGCTGCATAGCTTGCTCCATAATCTGTTGCATCTCATTGTTTGCCGTTGCTCTTGCTTTAAACGCAACATGCTCACAAATATGAGCCAGTAACAACGCAAACACAGGAGGCGTAGTAGAAACCACTGGGCTTTTTATAAAAAGCAAATGCGACTGTATATGTGCATCGTGATCTTGCTCTGGAAACGCCTGTAAAGTCTCTTGTATTAAAGCTTTTGCGTTTTCTATAGCAGGATCTGTTGGTACGGGCTGTTTTGGGGGCGGTAAAATAGCCTCTATATTCTGCACCCCAATAGACTCATACATTCTATGGTAAGCCTCGTACAAATTGTGCATCTCTGGGTTGCTTTGCGCTAACTGCAATTGAGTTTGAGCTAAAGCCATCCGTTGCGACATAGAAAATATATTCGGATCAGATACAGGCAATACATCTACTCGATCATCAAAATCTTGCTGCTTAATCGATGTCTCTGCACCAACCACATTATATGGATACACCGGAGGCAAAGATTCGGCAAAGATTTTTGCCAGCATCCTAAATTCTTTTCTTTGTGCATAATGTAAACGCTTGTGTATCGCAGACATTACCTTAGAGCCTCTTTCCAAGAGCGCCACTGTAGTACCTGGCGCTGCTTGTTGATTACCATCGCCCACTTGTATGTCAGTAATAGCAGCAAATCGTCTGCCAGCATCTACAACAAAACCAAGTAGCGTTGATAAAGTTTGACTAGGTTCTTTGTACGGCAATGCCATAATGCTTTCTTTTAACGCTCCACCAGGAACATCAATATCTCTAAATTCACCAGGGGATAACGGTTCATCCGCATCTCTAATGCGAATACCTCTAGTTTTAAACCCAGCAGGTAAGTTAGCTAATGTTCCGGCATCAATTAATTGTCTAAGAATTGATGTTGCAGAGCGACCTAAACCGCCAATCATATGCAATAAACCAAAACCGTAAAAGCCAAGACCCGGTAAAAACTTGTAGTGCGAAAAGTAATGCTGCTTACGGTGATACTCGTCACCTTCCGTCCAGTTTCTTCTAACTGACAAAACTTTAGATGTTCCTTCATCTATCGTAACAATGTAAGGAAGTTTTATTCCTGTTGGCTCATTGTCTAATGGATGCCTGTGCTCAAAGCCGGGTAAATCTAAATCTGTGTGTATTTCTAGTAAAGTACAGTCTTGATCGTCGGAAGTTTTATCGATCCCTGACAGCTCTCTTTCTTTATCTAGTATTTCATCGTCAGCTTCGTATGGGCTCAGTTCTATTTCCCTGTAAAACCCAGTTGCTTGCGCCTTACGAACATCATTTTCATTCATACGAATTACATGAGTAATTCTAGACGCCGAGTCTAAGTCTGATGCGTTGTATGGAACAATCAAATCATCCGCAGGGACAAATTTAGAAACTGCTCTATCTAACAAGTCATCAAAGTACACTTTCTTAAAAGCACTTCCAGCAATCGGGAGATAAAACAAAAGACGATCCATTTCTGGGTCGTACTCTTCCATTACATGCATAATCTGGTAGTTCATGAAATCCTTAACTCGTTGAGATTGCATCTCTACTTGAGGATTCGTGGCGCCAATAATCTGTGTTCTAACTGGACCTCCACTAGGCAATAACTCTTTGTATGCCTGAGCTTGAAACTGTGTGATTGACTCCGCTATCAATGGGTGTGTTACACCACTAGAACCTCTAAAAGGTTGATCTCTGTCTTCATACTTAATCCCCAGCAGATCTAAACCATTAACGTATGATTCTTCCCAATCCTTTCTTCCAGACTTGTCTTCTTCATACTTTGCGCTTAAATCACTGGCAATTTCCATCAATTCTCTTTCGTCAATTAATTCGGCTATGTTCGCATCGTGTTCTGCAAAAATAGCTTCTTTAAACGCTTGTTCTTCGTAACTTAAAACGACTGAACCGTCATCTAACTCTTCCATTTCAGGAGTCTGTTCTTCTTCAACCTCTATATCAATTTGCTCCTCCATCATTCCAGACAAAGGGTTTCCTTGAGAAGGGATTGTTTCTTCAATTAAAGATACCGGTTCTTCAGCCATTTACAGATCCTTTTGAATTAAACTTATCAATCTTTATTAGGAGGCGTCATTTTTGCCTTGCCTATATTTAAAGCAAGTAATTCAATTGCCTTATAAAGTTTACCTAACAACTCATCATCCTTTGGAGTATTCGTTACCGCAGCTATAAAGCTTGCTCCGCATACAATTGCAGTTACAACACCAATAATTTCAGCTACCCATTCAAACATTATTCTTCCCCTTTATCATAGTCTCTATAGAACTTTACAATAGTTAGTATGTTTTTGGTATATCTTTTAATTTCAGCCATATTCATAGCTAAGTTTTCGTATTGTTTGGTAGTCAACGCATAGTAAGGTTTGCGAGGCGCTTTGTTTTCGTCAATCAAACCAAGATAGGTTGTCATAGTTTCGGGGGTCATCACTTCAAACTGGACATCTGTCAACTGCATTTCCATTGGCAATGGCGGATGATACATAGGCGGGCGCTCCGCTATGGTTTTAACCTCAACTTGTTTGGTGTTGGGCATCATCGAACACCCACCAACTAATAACAAACTAACCGCGAATATCAGCTTTCGCATCTGGAACCTCTATTTTTATCTCTGGTGTTTCAACAGGTTCTTCTTGTGGCTCAAACTGGTCAGGGTCGGTAATTTTTACCAACGCTTCTTTTACCTTGCGCGTACCGTTGTTGACTCTTGTTTCAATAAGTTTGGGTTTGGCTAATGCCAAGCTGTTCATGTCGTGCTTAGAGAACTTATCTCTAAGGCTGTTGAACTCTCGCAATGCTTCGTTCTTTTCGGCTTCCATGCTTTTTAGCTGAAAACTAACCTGTTCTTGTTTTTTTAAATATGCGTCTATTGAAGCATTCTGTTCTTCTATTTGATTTTCTAAGATGACTTGGTTGCCTTTAAGCACCGCCATTTGGTTGTTAAGGTATTTAATGTACGAAGCGGAGCCAGCTAATGAAGCTACCAACAATGCACCTAAAATTATGGCAAGTTTAAAACCCATAAGTATAGACCTGTAACGCTTGTTCCTTACCTTTAACTTTTATTTCGCTCACTAAGTGTAAATCATATTTACAGCGATTGGCAGTAGTTTCCCCAACTAACAAATCAACACCCTCTTGTTTGGTTGCAGATTCAAGCCTGGCTCCCGTGTTTACAGCGTCGCCAATAGCGGTGTAATCAAACCGTTGTTCACTGCCCATGTTGCCAATAACAGCGTCCCCGGTATTAACTCCAATGCCAATGGCTATTTCAGGTAACCCTTCTGCAACTAGCTCTCGATTAAGACCTTCCATGTTATTGATTATTTGCAAGGCACAAGATACCGCTCGATACTCATGATCTTCTTGATCAAAAGGAGCATTCCAAAAAGCCATCATTGCATCGCCAATATACTTATCCACAGTTCCCTCGTATTGCTGAACTGCTTTTTGTTGAGCGGTCAAAGCCTTATTCATAATGTACGTAACCTGTTCCGGGGGAAGCGATTCGGACAACGATGTAAACCCTCGTACATCGGTAAACAAAAATGTCGCATAACGCTTTTCACCCCCTAAACGAAGCAAATTTGGGTCGTTTTGTAGCCGTTTTACCTGTCTTGGGTCCAAATAATGCTCAAATTGTTTCTTAATTTGCTGTTTTAGGCGGTATTGGGTGCGGTAATTAAGG